GGCGGCTGCGACGGTGTCCTCGCTGGTTGCAAGCGTTGCGTATTTGTGGGCCGGAACGGCGGGCGGCGTGCCGAACACGTTGGTGTTGACCCCTCAACCCGCGCTGACAGCCTACACGCCCGGCCATAAGCTGCGGTTTGTTGTGGCGTCGAACAACACCACCTCCGTGCAGATGGACACGAACAATGCACTTGGTCCTCACACCATCAAGAAAAGTATAGGCGGTGCGCTCGTCGCGCTGGCACCAGGGGACTTGCAAGCCGGCACCATTGCGGAGATTGAGTACATAAGCGACGCCGCGGGGTATCAGTTGCTCAACCCGCCGAGCAACAGCCAAGGCTCGGACATAGCCTCATCGGCGACGGTTAATCTGGACGCGGCGAACGGGGATTATGTTACAATCACGGGTACGACAGGCATTACAGGCATAACGCTCGTCCAAGGGCGCCAGCGCACGGTGACGTTCGCAGGCGTGCTCACACTCACGCACAGTGCAGGGTTGTTGCTCAAGAACAACGGCGCGAATATAACGACGGCCGCAGGGGATAGCGCGGTGTTCCGCGGCGAGGCGTCGGGGGTTGTGCGCATGGTCTCGTATGAACGCGCGGACGGAAGTTCGTTGGCCTCCTCGGTTCTCAGGAACCACATTGACGGCTATCAAATGTCCACGGCTGGTGCGTCAACCACAATGGCCATCGGTGCAGGTCAAGCGGCTAGCTCTACCAATGCGGCCTATATTACGCTGGCATCTTCAATAAACAAAACCACAGGTTCTTGGACGGTTGGTACTGGTAACGGCGGCCTTGATACTGGTTCTATTGCAAACAGCACGTGGTATCATTTTTATGCTATTCGCAGACCAGATACGGGCGTTGTGGATGTTGTGTTTTCGACCAACGCAACCTCCCCAACGCTTCCAACAAATTACACGCAGTTTAGGCGTATTGGGTCGGCAAAAACTAACGGTTCTGGCCAATGGGTTAGATTTTTTCAAGACGGCGATAATTTTGTCCTTGATGTTTCTGTTGAGGATATTTCATCAACCAACCCTGGCACTTCTGCGGTTACGAGAACACTTGCAAGCGTGCCTACAGGCATTGTTTGTTATGCGAATATTCAGACACAGGTTTACGACCCTTCGTCCATGTTAATTGCATCTTTGGTTACTTCATTAGATAAATCTGATGAAACGCCTGTTGTTTATAACTCAGGTAACAATTCAGACAACGCTACATTTGGCGTGGGGGCGTCGGTTGTCGGCGGTAACGTTGCTTTACTATCAGTAAAAACCAACACAAGCGCACAAGTACGGTCGCGTTTATCTGGGTCTAACGCTGGAACTTTATTGACAATAAGAACTCGCGGCTGGATTGATACAAGAGGCAAGCAATGATAGCCCTACTAATACCCTACATGGCCATAACATCCCGCCTCGCAGGTTCGGGGTTTGGCCAGAAGTGGGGCGCGGCGTGGCTTCCTGAAGCGCTTTTCACCTATCCGTTCGGGTTTGCGCTGGGGTACGCGCTTGCACCACACATCGGCCCAAACTATGCGACCCTCGCTGGTGTCATCGGCTGGCTCTGGTCGTTTGGGTTTATGCAATCGGCGACATGGATGTTTTTGCGCTGGGAATCGCATGACAACCCCAACACCAAAAGGGGCGGTACGCTCAAAGGGTTGACCGACCATATCGCCAAGGTTTTTGGCTACAAGCTCGGCGATGAGGGCTATGCGTGGGTTGCGGCAGGTGTGAAAGGTTTCTTGATCGGTCTGCCGGTTGGCGGTGTCGCGCTCGCAATTTTATGGCCGCTCGGTTACGAGATTGGCTCACACGCCACAGGCCGTACGGAAAAATACGGTATAGATCCGCACGCAGTCAGCGAGGTCGCGGCAGGCGTTGGTGCGGCGCTGTCCGTGGCTCTTTTCTTGGCACTGGTTCGTTTAGCAGCATGATGGATGATAATGATTTAGTAGGCCTACCTCAACCTCCGCGCAGAAGCCTTTCCAAAAAGGAAGAGGCCATGCTTGCGCTCGTCGAGCGTGAGGAAAAGCGGCTCAAAGCGCGCGTGAACCTACAAGATTTCATTGAGTACATGATGCCGGATCCGTTGAATTACGACGATGTGCTCAAGACGTCCTACGTCTCCAAACCCGTTCACAAACTCATGGTCAAGTGGTGGGAAGAGATTGATAAAATGGTCTCCATGCGCTCGGCGTTGTCCGTGCCGCCGCAGACAGGTAAGACCATGCACACAACCGTCATGGGCTCGGCGTGGACTTTGGGTCGTAAGCCTGACATCAAGATCATGGTCGGGACCTATAACGAAAACAAAGCCAAAATGAACGGGGTTCTCATCCGCCGCCTCATCGAGAGCCCGCGCTACAAGGAAGTGTTTCCAGAAGTAGAGCTTGAGAAGGGTGGGAAGTCTAAATCTTTGCTTGTGACCAACGTCGGCGGGTATGTGTTTATGGCCGGCCGCGGCACAGGGGTTACGGGTCAGCCTTGCGATATCTTCGTGATTGACGACCCAGTAAAAGACAAACAAGAAGCCAACTCAACCAATGCACTGGAAGAGGCGTGGGAGTGGTTTTCGGTTACAGCCCAGCAGCGTGCGCACAACCTAACACGGTATGCGGTCATCCACACACGCTGGGCGGACAACGACCTGATTGGCCGCTTGTGCGACCCAGCGCACCCTGAGTACAACCCCGACCGCGCCAAACACTGGACATGGCTTAACGTTAAGGCGTTCAACAATGACCCACATATCGCAGAAATTATGGGCATTGAACCGCAGGAATATATCTGGCCTGAGAAGTTTTCAGAAAACTTGCTTGCTCAGATTAGGGAAATCATGGGTGAGGAAGACTTCTCCGCGCTGTACATGGGGCGCCCTGTGCCAGAGGAAGGCGGGTTTTTTAAGAAAGAATTTATCCAACCCTATCAACCGCACGAACTGCCTGAGCTGAAAACGCTCCGCATCTACGCATCCTCAGACCATGCCGTGACGACCAAAACCTATTCGAACCACTCGGTTCTGCTTATTGCGGGCGTGGACCCGACAGGGCAAGTGTGGCTTCTGGATTGCGTGCGGAAAAAGACAACGGCCGAGGATATCGTCAACGAGATGATTAGGCTTATGAAAAAATGGAGACCCATAACGTGGTTTGCCGCGCGCGACCAGATTAGCAACTCGATAGGACCGTTCTTGAAAAACCGGATGCGGGCGGAAGGCGTGTACCTAACCCACATTGAGGACAGTTCCGAGGTCGGAAATAAAATGCAGAAAAGCCAATCCATCCGTGGTATGATGGCTCTCGGTTTGGTTCGGTTTCCTGTAAAAGCATCTTGGTATGCGGATATGGTGGCTGAACTTCTCAGATTCAGAGGCGAAGGCGACGCGCAAGACGACCAAGTGGATGCCCTAGGGCATTTGGGACGCGGCCTACACCGGATGAGCCGAGGACAAGCACCGTCCAAACCAGCAAACCAAAGCGGTCCCACACCTTTTACAGTAGGCTGGGTTCAAGCGGCGGCGGCAAAGAAAACAGCGCAAAGCGCACTAGATAGGGCGAGAAGCATATGGCAGTAGCAGGTGAAGGCGATAACGTACCAGATCAGGTGAGCAAAGACGCTCCACCAGAGGCCACCAACAGCAAAGCCTATATCGCTTGGTGGCAAGACCGCATCCTTTCGGCACGCCTGTACCACAAAGACGCCTTTACGCGGATGATGGAAGACAGCCGTTTTGTTCGCGGTTTGCAATGGGACAACCAAGCGGATGTCAACGACCCAAGGTACGTTGTCAACATTGCCCAAAGCGAGGTCGCGGCGTCTGTTGCCACGCTTTACGCTAAAAACCCGACATTCACGGCCAAACGCAAACCCCGCCAAGATTTCGCCATATGGGACGAGAACCCACGGACCTACGAAGAGGCGCAAATGGCGGTTGCCGACGCGGTTCAAAAGGCGCAGATGATGCCACCAATGCTGGCCACAGGATCAGACGGTCTGCCAACGCCCGTGCCAGTGCAACCACAGATGCCGCCTGACGCCTTGGCCTTGATTAAGGACGTCAATGAGGGGCGTTTGCGCAGGCAGATATACGACAGGATCGCCCGCACGTTAGAATTGCTGTTCGACCAACAGTTGATGCAACAACAACCCAGCTTCAAGCGCGAGATGAAGCAACTCATTCGCCGTGTCGAAACGGTAGGGGTTGGATACATGAAACTAGGGTTTCAACGCCTGCAAGACATATCACCAGAAGCATCTTTAAGGTTGAGCGATTTGACATCAAGGCTTGCCACCATGGAGGCGTTGGCCGCTAAAGTGCAAGGCGATGGAACGGGCACGGATTACCAGAAAGAAGCCGAAGCGCTTCGTATTATGCTTAAAACGTTGCAAGAATCGTCAACGGTTGTAACACGCGAGGGTTTGACCGTTAATTTCCCGCGCGCGACCGCCCTCATCATCGACCCAGCCTGTACCCAGCTCCAAGGCTTTTTGGGCGCGCGCTGGATTGCCGAAGAGTTTTCACTCACCGCTTGCAAGATCCAAGAGATTTATAAAAAAGACGTTAGAACCAAAGCCTCGGCTTACAGCCGCAACCGCGTGGACGGGGCGTCGGACCCATGGGCGCCCAACCGCAAAAAAGGACCCAACGACGGGCGCGATTGGGATGATACGTTCCGTGTTTGGGAGCTGTACAATATCGACACAGGCGCGGTAATGACCATATGCGAAGGGTTTGATGAGTATTTGAGGGAACCCAGTGCACCTGACGTGACATTGGAGCAGTTCTACCCTTACTACCCCTTGACGTTTAACGATGTTGAGGATGAGTCCTGCATTTTCCCACCAAGCACGGTTCGGTTGATACGCCACCAACAGCAAGAGGTCAACCGCCAGAAAGAAGCGTTACGTCAACACCGCATTAACTCCAAACCGCAATACGTTACGGTAAGTGGCGTGATGAGCGAGGAGGACCGCAACAACATGGAGAAGGCTCCGGCTTTCGCAGTCATAGAGCTTACAGCTTTGGAACGGGGACAGCCTGTTGACCAGCTATTGCAACAAATCAAGAAACACCCAATCGACCCCAACATGTACGATTCAAACGCAACGTTTGAAGACATTAGACGCATTACCAGACGCTCTGACGCTCGCATCGGTGGCATATCCAAAGCGTCGGCCACAGCAGATTCCATTGCGGAAGATAGCAGACAAGGTGAGGACCGTTCAAAAGCGGATGACTTGGATGATATGTTGAGCGCTTTTGCCAGAGACGCAGGCACCATGCTTATGATGAACATGAGCAAAGAGCAGGTTACGAAACTGGTCGGACCAGGCGCTATGTGGCCTGAAAGCGACCCCGCGGAGTTATTGCAAGACCTCTACATTGATGTTGAAGCAGGCTCCTCTGGCCGGCCAAACCAAGCTCTGGAAGTGGCTACCTTTCAACGCTTGTTCCCTATATTGGTGCAAACACCTGGTATCAGACCAGAGTGGCTTGCGAAAACAGCCATCCGTATGGCTGACAGCTCTATCGACTTTACCGAAGCCTATCTTGAAGGCGCGCCGTCCATTCAAGCGCTCAACGCCATGCTTCAAAAATCAGTTAGTCCGCAGCCCAGTACCGGCGACCCCGCGACAGACCCTCAAGCGCAAGGCGCAGAAGGTGGTAACAAAACTCCAAGACCGCCGGGGCAGGACCAAAGCCTAACGGTAAACCAAGGATTGAATGACGTGCCGAACACAGTAGCGAGTGAAAAATCTATTTTGATGTAAAATATTTTCTGTGGTAGTATGATACCGCAAGATAATTTTACCAAAGGATTACTCCAAATGTTTGACACCGCCCCCCAAGGGCAGCAGGACGTAAACCCCGCAGCAACCGCGTCCAATGCTGCATCAAGTGACGTAAACCAGACTACGCAAGCTCCGTCACAGCAAGCAACTTCTCCTGACGTAAATACCGTGTCCGAGACGTCAACGGACAAAGGCGTAAAAACAGAAGGGTCTAAATCTTTAAAAGACGTCATCAATGACGGCCTTGCGAAGATGTTAGGGAAAGACCCAGCTAAGGAAGCGCCAACCGATGCTAAAGATCCTAACAAACAGGACGTGCCTGAAGGCGACAAAAAGGATGCCGAAGGTGAAAAGACTTCAGAAGAGGAAAAAAATGCTCCCACTGAAATCAATTCACATCCGGCTTTTAAGAAAGTCGTAGCGGAACGTACCGAAGCTAGGAAGCAAATTAAGGAACTGCAAGCGCAGATTGAACCTTTAAAAGCGGACGCGCAAAGGTACCAGACGATACAGACCTTCTTAAAAACCCACAATGTTGACCAGAAAGACGCGGCTGAGGCTCTTAAAGTAACCGCTCTGGCTTCGACCGACCCACACGCTTTTTACCAGAAGATTGTGGCATTGGCCAAAGAATGGGGCGAACACCTAGGGTACGTTTTACCCGCCGACCTCCAAGCGGAGGTTGACCAAGGTACGATAAGCCCTGAAAGAGCCGCTGAGTTGGCGAAGACTCGCGGACAAGTTCAAGTCGCAAATGCGCGGGTTGATAAGGTCCAACAGACAACGCAAGCGCAGCAAGCACAGCAAGAGACGGAGTACAGGGTTCAACTTTTCACAAGCTGGGCCGAGCAAGTATCCCGCACCGATCCTGACCTACAGAAAAAACTGCCGATGATTACGGAGCGGATGAAGTATATTTTGGATACGGAAGGCGATCCCGGCTCACCTGAAAAGGCGTGGGAAAGACTTAACAGGGCACATAAGGAAGTTTCCGAAAGGTTGCGAGCTTTTGTACCCCCCAAAACAGCAACTCAACCATCTCCGCGGTCGCAAGGCAACCCCGTCGGGGTCGTTACGGCACCGTCAAGTTACGACGAAGCGATGCAGGTAGCACTTCAACGGCTTACCAGAAAAACCGTTTAAAATAACAGGAGAATAAAATGGCTATCGAATTTACAGCAGATCAGTTGGACCAACTGGTTCAAACCACACTACCTTTTTACGTCAAAGACAAACTTTTCAAACAAGCGGACTACTCAACCCCTGCGTTGAAGAAGTTCCAAGAAAAGAAAAAGATGTACCCAGGTGGTACGGAAATCATCATCAACCCTATGTTTGGTAAGCAATCAAGCTGGGATTTGGTGACATCGTCCGACCAAGTTTTGTCGTTCAACGAGTACAACCCGCTTAAACAAGCCCGCTACACATGGGAAATGAACCACCTCGGTTTGACGTTCTCATGGCAAGAGGCTTTGACAGCAGGTTTCTCTATCGCCAAAGGTGATAGCGGCACGTTCAACGCGGTCTCTAACCAAGACGTTATCCGCATCCAAAACTTCCTTAACTCCAAATACGAGCAAATGGATTACGATTCTCGCTATTCGTTCTCCCAAGACCGTATCTGGTCCACAGGAGCCAACGGCTTTGCGGGTGTTCCAGCTTTGATTACAGACTCCCCAGCCACTGGCGTGACAGGTTCTTTGTCCCGCTCGGCCAACCCTTTGTGGAGAAACCGTGCCCGCGTAGGTGCTAACCGCATTACACCATCTGCGGCCAACCAAACGCTGACACAGCTTCTGCGTTCGGAAATGGTTCAGTTGCGCAAGTTTGGTTCTGTAAACCACGTTGCGTACTGCGGCTCTTTGTTCATGGAAGCGCTCCGCGTTGAAATGACCAACAAAGGTAGCTACACCGACAGAGGCTTCGGCGGTTCGCCAACGGAACTTGGTGTAAACGGGTTGACACTCGATGGTATGATGTTCATGTACGAACCAGCTTTGGACGAAGTTGGCGAAAATGACCGTTGCTACATCGTGGATCACTCAAGCATCTTCTTGTACATGCACTCCGGTAACGACATGACGGTTCACGAACCTGCACGTCCGCACAATGTTCTTGCTTACTACAAGTCGATCCTGTGGTCTGGTGCTGTGGTTGCGCACCGTCTGAACTCTTCAGGCGTGTACGAAATCAACACAGCCGGCCTGCCTTCCGCATAACCTAACAGCAAAACACAAGGAGAACTAATATGTCACAAAGAACAGTAGAATTTGCTCTCGGCGCGGATGTAGCGGATGCGGGCACTTTCACAGTCAACTACCCAGCGGGAACGAACCGTGGCGATTACGAATTCGCCATGGGTCACTACATGACCATCAACGGCACACGGTACAACCAACCTGAAGACATTGGGTTGTCGTTCGGAGCTACTTCGGTAACGGTTACAAACCGTTCCGGCGGAACAATCCCAGCGACTTCTCGTGCTTTCTTCAACTTCGCCCGTATGGGAGACACGACGTTGATTAAAGGACGTAACGGTTTGGTACCCGTCACAGCCAGACGCGTAACCAGCGCGGACATCGTGGTTATCAACCTCGGTGCTCCGATTGCCGCTTCGGCGACAGCAGTTTGCGCATCCCAAGCTGGTACAGCGGCCACCCCGATGACCATCAACGGCGCTCAAGCCGTCAACGGTGTTGTGGTGTTTGACGTGCCCCGTAACGTTGTTGGGGCATGGACCAACACGGCTACACTGACAGTTACTGGTACCGATGAGTACGGTAAGACGTTGGTTGAGACGAGCGGTTCTGGTACGTCGATGGCCGGTGTTAAAGCGTTTAAAACGATTACTTCAGTCGTACCAAGCGCAAACATCACAGGCGCTACGGTAGGTTCCGGTAACGTTTTGGGCCTGCCAATCCACGTACCTAAAGCAACAACAGGCTTTATCTTGCGCGAATTGCAAGACGATGCCGTTGCAACAGCAGGTACGGTTGTGGCAGGTTTGACACGTAACACCGAGAGCACAGCGACAACGGCTGACGTTCGTGGTACCTACACGCCAAACGCAGCACCCAACGGCACTATTTCTTACTCGTTGATTGTTGCGGTGCCAGATCCTGCCTACCAAGGCAACCCACAATTCCCTAACGGGTAGTAAATACTACTGACGTGGCGGAATAAACCGCCACGTCTTTCACACTAAAGGAGAGCACTATGGCTACCAAAAAAGCCTTCGAAACCTACCGCGTTCAACTGCAAATGCGCAGCCAAGCGGTCAACACTGTGTACCTTAACCGCATCACAGCCCCCGAATATTTAATTTTGCAACACGTGCACGGTAAAGAAGCCGTCCGTAAGTTGGAAAAACAAGGCGATGATATTGAACGCCGTATCAGCGAAGACGGTAGATTGCTCCAACGCGTTCGCCCCTTGGAATCTTTGACAGATTACCTAACCAACAAATACAACAAAGGCGTGTTCACCGCCGTGTTCCCAGGCACCAACCCCGTGTTACCTTACACGTATGCGGACGCAGGTTTGCTGGATGACGCAGACCCAAGCGTGGCAGATTATGGCGATGGTTGGGAAGAGGTAGCCCCTGCATATGAAGAGCCAGTGGCCGTTAAAGGCAAGCCAATGACTTCCGTAAAAGAAGACAAAAACATCGATTTGATCGGGGCTTCAGAGAAAAAGAAAGTGTAACCTATGCCAAGAGGCGTCACGACGTTAGAAACTATGGTAAAAGACCTGCGGCTTGAAACCCGCAGGTCGCCCAACGCAAACATAGGTATCGACGAGTATGACGCTCTTAAAAGGCTTTTGTACCGCGTTCAGTTTTTCTTGTACTGGGATTTCGATTGGCCTTTTTTGAAATGTCGCCGAGACATCACAATGCAAGATAACGAGCGTTATTACGATTTCCCCGAAGACATGGATTTTGAGCGCGTTACACGTATCCGCACCAACGGCTTTGGTGTCGAGCATTGGACGCCTGTTGTTCGCGGTATAACCATGGACGATTACAATCTCTACGACAGTGATAATGGTGATAAATCCAACCCCGTACAAAAATGGGACATTATTGACGCGGGATCGGGCGACCAACTTGAAGTATGGCCTATGCCAGACAACAACACCGAGGTTTTGCGGTTAGAAGGTTTCAAGAAATTAGGAAACTTTTTCGCCGACGACCATGTGTGTACGTTGGATGACACGTTAATCGTGACTTTGGCCGCAGCGCATTTAATGACTGGTGAGGACGATAAACGCGCAGAAAAACTATTGGCTCAAGGCAACAAAATGTATATAAACATGCGCGGCGGAGCCACACGCCGCGAAGGCGGTTACTTTATCATGGGTTCAAAACTACCTTTACGTGACCTGCACGATAGACCTTCGGTGATTGCGCCTCGCGCACCTGGGGGCTAAATAGGATGCCAAAGGCTTATATACAAATCGAAGATTTTAAAGGCGGTCTCGATAGTCGGCGACTTGAAGTTTCAGCCGCACCTGGTTCGCTTCAGGTTTTCCAAAACGGCCACATTAACCGCGGCGGTGAGATTGAAATCGCTAAAAAGTGGGTACCCAAGTATGTACTCCCCCAAGGAACTTCAGGCCTAATCGCAGCAAGCAACACGCTTTACGTTTTCGGTTCGGCCGCAGAGCCCGCAGGGATGCCCGTAGGTGTGCAGTATCAACGCATACAAAACCCCGATAGCGCGGCTCTCACACGCGTCATAATGTCGGAGGTGTTTAAAGCCAAACCCTATGTGTTGGCTGAATTTGCTGACGGCAAGACATATCATTTTTACGACGGCAACCCCGTCACCGACTGGTACGTAGGGTTGGTGCGCGCTTCTCATGTTAATTTGAACGGTGTTGCCCTAAGTTTGGCAAACGATGCTGCGAACGACCCTGTCGCAACCGCATCTGTATTAGGTAACGTCATAACTTTGACAGGCATCGCAAACAATGACGCTTTCGATGTCACAGCCACGGCGGTTAACGGCGGATCGGTAAACGACCAAACCGCAGTAGTTGCGCAGACGCAAGCTGCGGGGGTATCCCAACCACAAATTACGACCATAACTTTAGGGGGCACTTTCGACCCCGGCGACCGGTTTACCTTTACGATCGACGATAACGTTTATGGCGCCTCTCCTGTCACGGATGAGCAAGCTGCGGTTATTCTGACACACAAGAACAAAATGTACGCCGGTGCCGGTACCAATACGCTGTTTTCCGTGGTCGCCAACGCCGCGTTGTGGCGCGACAACACCGTCGGGGCGACCATCAACACTGGCTCTGGCGTCATCGATATGGCCGCACAAAGCGCCAATGACGAACCTGTTACAGGGCTCGGCATATACCAAGGAAACGTCGGTATTTTTAGCCGCAACTCAACACAAATATGGGCCATGGACGCCAACCCCGGCGCCAACGTGCAGTTACAGGTTTTGGACAATACAGGGACGCGTTCGCCAAAAACCATCAAGAGTTTCGGGGATCTTGATTTGTTTTACCTATCCGATAGCGGCTACCGTTCTATGCGCGCGCGGGACTCTTCCAACGCGGCCAGCGTAACGGATGTAGGCACGCCCGTTGATGACATTGTGCTTGCGCAAATGCTGACCTTGACCGATGCGCAGATAGAACAGGCCACGGGAATTATCGAACCGAGAGACGGACGGTACATGTCGGCTTTGGATGACACGGAGTATGTGTTTAGCTTCTTCTCAACGTCCAAAATATCCGCGTGGTCCACCTACAAACCCGGTTTCGTTATATCGGACTACACAACACTGAACGGCCGTGTTTACGCGCGTTCGGGCGATGTTATCTATCTTTTGGGCGGCGATAACAACGACCAGTACACCGAGCAAGAAGTGGTCATTGAAATGCCTTACTTGGACGCCCGCACCATAGGCCATTGGAAGCGTTGGTCGGGACTGGATGTGATACTTAAAGGAACATGGAACGTGTTCGTGAACACCAACCCCAACAGGCCTGATGAGTGGGTCAAAACGGCCACGCTGTAAAAATCATCTGTTGGGGAAAAG